TAGCAAAAACTCCCACAGGCACACCAAACAGAGTTTCTGGTCTGAGTTATTTACGCAACGGAGCTGGCTTTGGCAGGTTAGCATCACAGCTAGAAAGAATTTAATATGTCGAGATACAGAACACCAGGAGAATGGAGAAACAATCTAGATGTTTTTAATGGTGGATCCATGACAGTGATTTCTGACGCTCGCTTAGGTAAAAAACCCTCTAATACTAGATACGCAGTAGAGTCAGTCAATATCATGCAATATGAAGATGGCATTTGGGGTCCAAGACCAGGCACTCTTTACTATGGAAAAGAAATTCCTGGTGTTGGTGGCATTGAACATTTAGCTGAATATACAAAGGAAGACAAAACCAGAGAATTGATCGCAATTTGTACTAATGGCAAAGGCTACAAAAGCACAAATAATGGTAAAACCTGGACAGAAGTTGCAGGAGCCACTTGGACACCAGGACAACAATTTGTTTCTCTTCAGTTTAAAAATCAACTCTGGATTTCCAATGGTTTGGATCCAGTAGTTTATTATGAAGGTTCAGTTTTTGCATCGTTTGATGAAATTGAAGATCCAGAGGATGCACCTACTCTTGCAAGAGGAGCCGGTCTTTCAGATGGTAGTTATAAATACTATGTTCGTTATACTGCCAATAACTCGGTTGGTTGGACAAATCCTTCTCCTGTTTTAGAAGTAACTGCTAATAAACCAAGAGAGGCTTGGGATAAAGACAGTAATGAGTATATTGAATATACAGTACCAGCACCTATCGATGGAGCAGAAAGCTACGATATTTGGCTTGGAGATGTTTCTGGTAAAGAAAAATACTTAGGATCAACAACTGAGCTTACTTTTAGAGATATTGGCACCCCAACTAATTCTTTCCAAGATATTCCAGATGACAACACTACTTCAGCACCTCTTTTTGGTTCTATGGAACTTTCTGGAAACAGAATGTGGGCCACAAAGGATAAAAATAATCCTTGGAGAGTTTATGGAACTGGAACGAGCCAGTATTTAGGTTATTTCTCTCCATTTTACGGAGGATTTTGGGTTGATTTGGAGAGAGGTGGCAAATACTATCCAATTACGGTAGTCCATTATAGAACTGGAAAAGGTGATCCAATTGCAACTGTGCTTTGTTCTTCTGCTGATGGTAATGGCACAATCTTTCAGATTGAATTAAGTAATATCACTGTTGGTGATGTAAACATTATTGTTCCAGTAGCCTATAAACTCGTTGGTTCTGTTGGAACTGATGCGGTGGGATCAGTAACTAAGTTTGGGGATAATGTAGCTTTTTTGAACAAAAAAGGTGTGTTCTTTTTAAGAAATAAAGAGCAGTTGTTCAATGTTTTATCTACCGACAACATGATTGCTCCACTTAGAAACAGATTTGAGTCTTTAAATGCCTCACAAATACATAAATCTATTGGTTATTATTCATCTCCAAAACTCATGTTCTCTGTTCCAATGGGTCAAGAAAATGACTTAATTTTTCTCTGGGATGATGAAAAAAGAAACTGGAATTGGTCCTGGACAATTGGTTTTAAACAAATGATGGAATATACAGACACATCAGGAACAACGCACTTGCTCGGAGTTAGAAATAATGATAACAAAATTATTGAGATTTCTCCAAATGCTTTATCAGATTTAAGTGGTCCAATGTTTTCTCAGTATGTTTCACCACTAATTCCAATAGATGCCAGCGACCACAGAGTCCAGGCTAGAGTTAAAGAAACAATTTTTGAATTTGGTGAGGTTAGGGGTTCGTTAACAGCTAGTGTTCTTGGTAGAACCAAAAAAGCTGATATTAAATCTGTTGGAAATAAAACAATTAGTTCATCTTTTTCTAATTCTGGTATTGGTGATGATGCTTTTTCTGACATGCTATTCTCCGATACTTTGGATTTACCAACTACTTTCTCAAGCTCTTCTGTCAAAAAAGTAGTTAGACCAAGAAAAAAACTTTATGCAATTAAATATCGTGTAACTAGCAATGGGGTTGGAAATGATTGGAGGCTTTTATCTATTCAGTCTAGTGGTCCATATATATTTAAAAAGAGTCCTAGCATATGGCGAAAAAATTAAATGTCTGCTATATTATATTTATCAGTTCTTCTCCAGCGTTGACTGGAACCGAACCACAATAGTTTTTTTTTATTGTGGTTTTTTTGTGTCAATTTAGAGAAGAAATCCGTAACCATGAAAAGGGCGGTCTTAGAAATAAGACCGCTTTTTTTGTTTTAAAAGGAGAAATTATGCCAGCAACAAATGTAAACGAGTATTTTATAGAAGCAAAACCTTTATGGGTTGGAAAAGTAGGAGCCGGTGGTGTGGCCTCTGCGGTAGCAGGAACCTTTCCACTTCAATCTGCATCTGGTTTAACTGATGGGAATGTGTATGTTGTAACCGCCAATCGTGTCAATTCTGCCGGAACTATAAAAAACCCATCAAACGAAAGAGAAACCTTTATCGGCAAGTTGTCTGGAACCAACTTAATTAATTGTATTCGTCAAGTTGAAGGTGAAGCTCAGGCTTGGGAAGCTGACACAGTTCTTGAAATTTTAGTAACAGGAGCAATGTGGAACAAATTAATTGATGGTTTAGAAGTGGAACACAATCCAAATGGAACTCATAAAATGCAAGGTTTTGACGAGAGTCATTATGCTGAAGATGAAGCAAGCGATGATGATTATGTCATTACACTATCGCCTGTTCCAGTAGAGTATTTTGAGGGAATGATTGTCAATTTCAAAGCAACAACTGTTAACACTGGAGCTTGTACTTTAAATGTAAATGAATTAGGAGCAAAGTCAATAAAAACTCCCAATGGTGAAGATCCTGCTAATGGTCAAATTCCAGCAGGCTCGATTGTTACTGTTATTTATGATGGAACTAATTTTATACTTTCTTCAATAGGTGGGTTAGCTTCAAAATCTTATGTCGATACAGAAATTAGTGGTATTGATGTTGGTAAGGCATTTTTATATCAAAATGCTATTATTAACGGTGCTTGCCAAATTAATCAAATCGTCACAGCAGTTAATTTAACCACTGGCAAACTTTATGGCACAGATACTTTCTATGCTAAGGGTGCAGGAACGGCAGTTAGCGCAGGAACGATCTCAAATACTGCTTCCCCTTCTTTGACCACTGCTTTTGCAGATAAATTAGCAGGAGTAACTTTAACTGGCACAGGTATAGTTTACGGATATAGAAATATCGACAGTGCAAATGCAATTCATTATAAAAATAAAACTGCTTCATTCTCAGTTCTAGTTAGGCACGATGTAGGTTCGGCTATTAACTATACAATTAAAATCAACAAGGCTAATAGTGCAAATAATTTTAGTGCAGTAACTAATATCGCAACTGGTGATGCAGTTTCAGTTGAAAGTGGGGCAGATACCCTTATTAAATTAGAGGGTGTTTCAATGGGTGATTGTAGCAATGGAATCGAAATCGAAATAATTGCAGAATGTGGAGCTATTACTACTAAGAACTTTGAATTTAGTGAGTGGCAATATAATTTAGGAGATAAAGTTTTATCTTTTAATGCTAAAAGTGAAAAAGATGAATTAAGAGCTTGTAGAAAATATTGTAGAGGATATTTAATTTCAAATGTTGGGATTGTGGCAAGTGGATTGTCTTTTAATGACACCACTGGAGCGGTTGAGTTTTTATTTGATGAACCAATGCTTAAAACACCAACTTTAATAGCGACTGCCTCTGACTGGAAGTTTGGATTTATTTCTGGAAGTCTTGTTGATTTAACAAGCATGACTCTTGATGTCTTAACTTCGCAATCTGGTTCTGTGCTAATTATTGGAGTTACCAGTGGATTGGGAACAGGAGTAAAACCTGGAACTTTAGTTGGGGATGGGGGTGGTGTAAGAAATTTAGTTTTTGATGCCAGACCAACCATTGCTTAAAAAATTTTAAAAAAACTATGCAAATAACACTATCAACAATCGCCATTTTACTCTCAATCATAGGGATTATTTTTAGTGTTTATCATTTCTTTAGAAATCCACAAATTGATCTCGACAAAAAACAAGCTCTTAATGATGAGAGAGATAAAAACAAAGCTACTGTTCTAGATCAAAAAGAAGTAGAGACAAAAGCAGAGTTATTAGCCCAACAATTCAAAAGCGAAAAAGAAGACAACAATCGAAGGTTCAGTGAAATTGGTGAAAGATTGGATAAATCATTAACTCTTGCACAAAATCACATCCATACTGTTGATACAAAGGTTGATACATTAACCCAATCAGTTAATAGAATGAACTTAAATCTGACTAAAGAAATAACTAAATTGGCAACAATTATTGAGATCAGTATCCCAAAGAAAGGTTAAATGTCAAAATTTCAACAATTTATAGAAAACATCCCTAATCAAGCGGTGGAAGTCTCGGATAAAAGCAACATCTATCAGTGCATGGATTTTGCCTACTTATGGGTATTTATTCTTGGATTCCCTAAAGCTACTATTCAGCACCTCTATGCCTATGAGGCATTTACTAAAGCAAGTGATTTAACTAGAAAGTATTTTGAGGTCATTCCAAACACACCAGAATTTGTGCCAAAGCAGGGCGACATTGGTATTTTTGGAACTGAGGTTGGGACAGCTGGTCATATCTGCGTAATAGATGATGGGTGCACCCAAAGCAAGATAATTTCATGGGATCAAAATTGGAATGGCATCCAAAAAGCTACAAAAACAACTCACTCCTACGGTGGCAAAAATGGCTTCTTAGGAGTTTTAAGGCCACGCTGGGAGCTAGTCGATTCATGCTTAATTGCCAAAAATGATGACGGAAGTAAACTGTTTGAAAAGTTAGTACATAATTCTGGCGTTGCTGATGAGACAGTTAAGTATCTTGGTTTAGCAGATAAAGCAGATAACACAAGTTTCAATACAATTAAAAATTCTTTGGAAGCTAGAGATGGCAAGCTCACTACCTGCAAAACTGAGCTATCTACCAGAGGGGAAGAACTAGCAAAGGCCCTTCAAGAGATCAAAAATAGGGTGGAACAGGTTAGCAGGCTTACCACAACTCTGTCAGAGAGGGAAGAACTCCACAAAGCTGAACTCATCGCACTAAAATCAACCCAAATAAATTCCGAAGAAGTAGTTAAACCATTCAAAGCAAAGATTGAGCAACTAGAAAGCAACCTCAAAGAAGAGGCAAAAGCTAAAGGAAAGGCTTTGAATGATCTGGCAGAAGCAAAAGCACAGCTAGAAAATGCTCAAAAGAATCAATACAGCACTCTATCTTTCAAAACTTGGTTAAGGTTATTTATCAATATCAAATTCTAAAAAGAAAGGATTTATGGAAAACAAAATTCAAATTTCCAGTGTAGCTCAAAAGCACTTAAAAATTGTGGGCTATTTATCAATTTCTGGTGGTTTGGGCTATGTATTGTCTAAATATATCTTTGGCGATGTTGCCTTAACTGCCATTTTTGGCCCAGCAATTAACTACATAATTTGGGTGATAGAAAAAGAACTCAAAAATGAGGGAGTTTTAGAGGCTTTGAAAAAATAAATTACTCTTTTGAATTTATTTTGTAGCTCTCTTTTTATTTAAGGTTTTCACCTTAATAATGATCTTTGTCTTAGTTTTTACAACTTCAAGATGTGGGTAGTTTTCTGCCAAATTTTTCAGTTGTAAAAAAAGTTGATCCAATTCTAACTGACTTACCACGCTTTTACTGTATCACTTTTTTTTGAATAGCAATAGACAAAGAATTTTTACTGATTTTCCATTCAAACTTTTTATTATTAAAAAATCCTCTTCTTTTAACTTCTTCAATTAATTCTGAAAGTTGTTCTGTTGAATCCATATTTTCCGCAAACAAAGAATCTCTCTCGGATAATAAAAGCAAATCTTGATCATCAGGATGCGTATAATGTTGGGTAGTATCTAGCTTTCTGTGGCCAACTTGTGTTTGAACATGTGGAAGAGGGTTATTTCTCACCTGTCTTGTAATATACGAATGTCTTAAATCATAAACTCTGGTGTTTTTATAAATACCAAGCAAGTCAAGCCTTTTTCTAAACTCTTTGGAAAGTCCGGCAGTTGTCATTACTAAGCCTTTATAATTTGGAAAAATATATTCTGAGTCAATCTGTGTATTTTCCAAATACTCCAAAACCTTTTGATAAACAAAGCTATTCAAAGCAATTCTTCGGATCTCACCTGTCTTTGATTTAATCTTTATCATTCTGAAAGATAAATGCCTTTTTTGAGCCTTTAAAACTTCTGAGGGTCGGCATCCAGTTGATGCTATAACAAGAAACAAAACACTCATTCTATTTGGGTATGGATCAAACTCAATTAGTTTCCAAGTTTCGTCAATCGTTAGTCTTTCGTATTCATCGGCATGTTCAGCAATTCTTTTATATTTTTGAGCAAAATCCATTCCCAAAAAAATAGCATAAGCCTTGAATGCACTAATATATTTATTTCTACAAGAAGCAGAGAATTTCAGAGTTTTTTCTAAAATCCATTTTTTACAATTTTCATCGTTGAAATCATTGAATTTTAGAAAGCTATTAATCAAACGTGCATAATACCCAACAGTTTCTTGGGATTTGCCAGTTTCAAGTAGAAAGCACTTAAACTCAGTTAAATCCATTTTTGACCTAACGATTGTATAACAAACAATATCAAAATGATATTGTACATCTGGATTAACTTGCTAGTTGACTTTGCTCTTTTTTTCCTGTAAATTTTTAAGTAACACAAAACAAAGTCGGAGTCTTCACTCGACTTTTCCCCTTAAAGCTGGTATTGATCCCGGGCCAGGATCTAAACCAAAAGAGGAAAGACATGTGAAGACTCTACTAACAAGAGTAAACACATGTCTAATTATACCACTGAAGACAAAAAACAGGTAAAAACCTTAAGAAATTACCTTGATACACAGACAAAACTTTCTGTTCAGTTTGTTTCTCACAAATTAGCTTTAGCAATTTCCCTATTAAGAAAACATTCTCCATTAACCTATGCAGAAATAGCAAAAGGATTGGAGTTAACTTCTAGTGCATCCGCGAAGATGCTTGAGGAGAGATATGGAGGTCAGCAATGAAAAAAGCTCGTTCTCGTTTGGCGTGGAACAAAGGAACTCGCAGGGTAAAAGTAAACGGAGGATATGATTTTATAAAAGGTTCAAGATGGTTTGGAGTTGCTGGTCTTTTCGCCTCATTTGGACTTATTGGAATAGCAATGCTTGTTGGTGGCATTTTAGATTTGCGAAAGCCTCAGTTAGTTGAAGCTAAAGGATATGACAAACCAATCGTAGTTATTTCAGGTCAAGAAAACTTCACAGAAAAACAAAAGATCATGTCCTACATGATTGAGAAGTTTGGCAATGATGCAGACAGTGCCATTGCAATGGTTAAAATCTGTGAAAATTCCACATTAGATCCAAGAAGAGTATCTCCATTAAACATTCAGAAAAGTGGCAGAAGGTCCTATGACGTAGGAGTTATGCAAATCAATGTTGATGAGAATAACACCGAAGAAATCGAAAAACTCAAAGATTGGAAATACAACATCGATCGAGGTTATCAGAAATATAAAAATCGTGGCAACAAGTTTACAGATTGGACTTGTGCCAAAGTTATTGGTCAAAAAACCTACTTGGAGAAATAGCCATGTCAAAAACAATTATTTACAACTTAACAGTTACCGACAATTCAGGAAAAGTTCTTCACGAAGGCAGTTACTTCAACATTAGCTCGTTTGTTCACGAATTGCCAGGAATAAGAAAGCAAGCCCAAGAACTACTTGAAACTGAAAAACCATTATTAAATCCTTTACCAAAATTTGACCAGCACAAACAAATGGTGCCAGGAATACCGGAGATCAAATAATGAGAATAATTGACTACAAAACCTACGTTAAACCAACTCATTTTCTTAAATTAGAACAAGGAGACAATCGCTTGCGAATAGTGAGTGAAGGAGTCATATGTTACGAACATGGAATTGTTTTAAGCAATGGGAAATACATTCCAATGGGAACTTGTACAGAAGACTCAAAATGCCCTCAATGCAGGAAGGGGAATGAAGCCAAACTTAGATATAAGTGGATCGTTTATTCTCCAAAAACAGGTGATGTAAAGGTTTTATCAGTTGGTCCACAAGTGGGAGATGAAATCTGCATCATCGGCAAGCAAGAAAACAAACTCACTTTTGAAATAAACATTCAAAGAAGCGGTCTAGGGAAACAATCTCGTTATAAAGTTTCAAGAGTTAATCCAACAGATATAACGACAGAAACAGCAGTAATCATCAAAGAAAACAAAGATTATTTATTTAGTAAATATCTAACTTAACTATGGAACAAGGGTGGATAAAACTCTATCGGAAATTGCTTAATAGCCCGATCTTTTCTAGTGAAAAAGGCTTAAAAGTATGGGTTTGGTGCCTTCTAAAGGCTACTCATAGCGGTTATGAGCAATATGTTGGTCGATCATTAGTTAAATTAAATCCTGGACAATTTGTTTTTGGTCGTCAAGTTGCCTCTGGCGAATTACGCATGAAACAGTCAACTGTTTGGGGGTGGATTTGCCAACTAAAATCCGACAGCTACATCGACATTATTCCAAGTAGTAAATACTCTGTTATTTCAATCAAAAACTGGAGTGATTATCAAGGTTTCGACAGTCAATCCGACAACAAAAAAACAACAGATGAACAACAAATGGACACAAACAAGAATGTAAAGAATGATAAGAATAATATATATAGTTCTCGCAAAAGTTTAACAGACGAAGTTTGCGAGGAAATTTCCAATCAGTATTCGGTTTCATTAAAGGCAGTTAAAGATTTAAGAGATGATCTTGTTTTGTATTGCGATTCAAAAGCAAAGAAATATAGCAACTATAAAGCAACTCTTCAAAATTGGGTGAGAAGAGCCATTAAAGATAAAAAAATCTTCAAAGTAGAGGTTTTTAAGCAACCAGAAATTTTGGAAATCTCAGAAGAAGAGAGAGTTAAAAATATCCAAATGATTGCTGAAATTAGACAAAAAGTTCTAAAGAAGGGTTTAAAAGCATGAAAATAAATCCTAGCTTATTTGATTTAAGTCAAAAAGAAAGAATCTTAACACTCTTGCAAGAGAGAGGCGATGAAGGCGTTATGGTCTATGAAATTATGGCTCCTAGACCCAATGGTCTTGGAATAGCCCAATACAACGCCAGAATTAAAGAACTCAGAGAGCTTGGCCACAAAATAATTAATGTTACTCCTGGACACTTTGTTCTCAAATCCTTCACCAATCACGGGCCTAAAAAACCAGAAGTCATTGATCCTCAAGTAATGAAAACTTGGGGTGAAATGGGAGCATTTTTAAGAGGTGAAGGTCCAAAACCAGGAACGACAACAGCTTTTAAAGAAACTGTTCAAAATGCTCTTTTGTAGAAGACAGGCAAATTAAAAAGAGAAAGTAGTTTAAGAGGAAAAACATCTGCGGTGCCTCTCTTTGGACACTGCGGAACTTGCCAGGTTCAACACCGGCCTTTCTCACAAAAAATATGGCAAATTTTAATCGCTACAACACCAACGCAACAAAACAAACCTATCAGGGCAGATCTTATCATTCTAGAGCAGAAGCCTCTTATGCGATGTATTTAGATCAAAAACTCAAAAATGGAGAGATAAAGTCTTGGAAACCTCAGCACAAAATTGAACTTCGGGGTGAAAATGGTGGCTTTATTTGCAATTACTACATTGATTTTATGGTCGAACTTGATGGTGGAATTACTGAGTTTATTGAGGTAAAGGGTTTTGAGACAAACATTTGGAAAATGAAATGGGATCTCTTTAAAGATAAATACGGAAAAAACTGTAAATACAAAATTACTTTAGTGAAGGTCTAAAAAAAATGAAAACAGCAATTTTATTAGCAGATGGAGTTAAACAAATAATGTTTACTCCTGAAACAGAAAATGAAAAAGAAGCTCTAAAAATGATTACACCAGATGACGATATTCACACTGTTATTAAAAGAGGAACTTTTGTTGGAGAGCATGATGAGGTTTTTGGTGCAAATGTTTATGAGTGTCGTGGTGGCTACATGAGAGCAGAAGCAGACAGAGAAAGTGTCATGTTTGTATTAACGCCAAAAGTAAAAAAGTAGTTATTTTCTTCTCTGCTTGGCAGAAGCAGGGGATCTAAATAGCCAATCGGGTTGAAGCTGATAGACAACCTGAACGGAGTTGCTAGACCTCTTAAAAAACTAGCAAAAATTAAAAGAATAACAAAGAAAGAAAAAATGCCAAGATTTTTGATCCAACAAAAAATAACACTCAAGGGAAAAGCTAGTTTCCGTATGCAAGCGATAGAGGCCCGAAAGGTCAAAGAAGCCTACAACATTGCAACAGCTAACATTTTCTTTCAACTCTCTGATAAAGACAAAAAGATGGTCAATATCGAAAATATGAGACATTTTCGCATCAGAGTAAAAACTTTGGGTATTTTGAGAGGAAATCAAAAGCACAGAGCTGAGAGAGCTAAAAAACTGGAAGGAGAAAACAAATAATGGTGAATCATGGCTATTTTCACAAAAACGGAAAATGTCTTTGCCCATACTGTTCAGTTAGCACAACAGCTCAGAACAAGGCAAAAATCAGACCGATAAAAGAATTAAAAATTAAATTGAAAAAAGAATAACTATGGAAGATCAAAACTATCAATTTTATAAAATGCTTATTTTTCTAACATCTGTTGTGTTTGCAACAATGATGATCACTTCTGTATTTAGGAATTTCCATATTTTAGAAGCATTAAAAGTTTTTTGTGTTTCTTGTGGATAAATTAAAAAACAGGCGAAAGCCGGAAAGGAAAAATTATGCACGAAGACAATGACCAAGAATTATATCCAGATCGAGCAGTAAAGGGAGTTGTTGGTTTAAAACCAATCCCAGCTGAACTTGAAGATTTAGCAAAACTAGCCATGTTTTGCCAAGCAAGAGTAGATTCTCTTTATTCTAGGCTTAGAGATGTGATGGATGACAAATCGGAAGCCTGCTCAGAAAACTCTCTACATGGCTTTCCTGTCAGTGATTCAGAACCGGTCGCTAATTCTAAAAAGATTTTTTACCAAATCATGAGAATTAAAACTTCTATTCAAAATTCTATTGATTTGATGAAAGAAATTGAGAAAAGATTACAGCTTTGATTATTTACTTTGCCTACTTGCTAATAGGCAAAGATAAGCAATTAAAAAAGAAAGGCAAAAATATGTTAGTTGAAAATTTTAAACCTGGAGAAAAATACATGGTTATTGTTCCAGATTACAATCAATCCCCATCATTAATATGTGGTGAAATAGTTGAAGTTTCAGATCTTAGCACTCTTTCACCAGATACGTTTGTCGATACCAAAGGTAGATATATACGCAAAGCTGATGTTTTTCCTCTTAATGATTTCCTTTTTTCAAAGAAGTTCAATGCCAGATTTTATTCCAAACGCTGGACTGAAAAATATGGGAGTCTAATCCGATACAACAAAGAATTAAAAAATAAAAAGAAAGGAGCTATGTCATTTTTAACCGACATACCAAAAAACATTAAAAAATTGCTGAATAAGCCAACTAGAGCCATGTACCAGCTTGGATGGATAGATCAAGACCTCGCTCCCACTGAAAAAGGCGAAACTCGTTTAACTGAGCTTTGTTTTGAGAAATTCAAAGAAGAGCTTGGCGTAATGGCTATTAAAGAATTAGCTGAAATTAAAAAGCGAGAATCAGAAAACGAATAGGCTTTTGACTCTGCTTATAACACCAATAGGCAGAGATTAGAAACTTATTAAAAGAAAGGTTTTATGTCAGAAACACAAATTTATTGGTTAATCACTTTGCCAAAGATAACAGACGTAATTGGAATTGGATTACTAACGCTAGGATTTTCTGGTTTTCTCACACTTCTCTTTTTTGGAGGTATTACTGAAAACTGGAAACCTGCGAAAAAATATAGCAAATGGTTTGTTGTATCAATAATTGCTGGAGCTTTACTCATAACATTTATTCCCTCAACCAAAGAGTTGGTGGCAATTTATGGTATTCCAAAAGTGGTAAATAACGAACAGGTCCAAACAATTCCAGAAAAACTACTAGAGTTTGCAAATATCAAGTTGGATGACTTAGTTGAGGAGGCTAAAAATTAAAAATGTCTGAAAGACTTTCTTTTTGCCCAGAAGAACTAAAAAGGGAAAGTGAAAACCCAAAAATTTACTCTTTCCCTTCTGAAGAGGTTAGTTGCAACAAAACCAATCATGCTGAGAGAAGCATTGCTCACCAACCAAATCACCTTAAATACTGGAAAAAAAGAAAAAATCGAGGAGAAATAACAATATGACTGAAAAAATGGTTACAGACATAATGTCTGGCGTAATAACAATAATTACAACTATATTGCTATTCAAACTTTTTAAAGACTAATATGGAAAAAACATTTTATTCACAATTTGGCGAGGATCGCTGGATTTACAAAAATTTTACTCAGAAAACAGATGGTGTCTTTGTTGATGTTGGAGCTGGTGATCCAAAACATCTTTCTAATTCTTATTTTTTTGAAAAACTTGGTTGGAACGTTCTTTGTATAGATGCTGATTCTAGACAAATCGAAAAACTCAAAGAAGAAAGAAAAAACGTTGTTAAAGCAGTGATTTATGACACTACTCCGGTTTATTTTAAACAAGAAAAGCTGGATTTAAGCAGGATTTGTAAAACCAACGAAGACAATTCGATTCGGATTGAAACTAAAACCCTTGAGAGAGTTTTAAAAGCACAAAGCATTGGCAAGATAGATATTCTGAGCATTGATGTTGAAGGAGCCGAAATAAACGTTTTAAAGTCTTTTGACATAAGAAAGCATTCACCAGAAATAATGATTATTGAATTTAATACATTAGGGGTCCAGAGAGATAAAGAAATTAAGCAATATCTCAGTGCTTGGCCTGAGTACAAAGAAGTTAAAAGATTGGGAGCAAATTTGATTTTTGCTAAGGAAAAACAAATGAAAAAAATAGCAATAAAAATATAGGGTTTTAGAAGTTAGAAAGGAAAGAATGAGAGAAATTAAATTTACACCAAGACAAGCACTTAGTGTTTGGATGATTATTGGTTGGTTTGTTGGAAGATTTGAAAGAACTAAATCACTTGATATTCCTACAAGACTTATGTCAGACCTTTATGGTGCTATTGATGACGACACTAGAAAAAAATTAAAAGATAGTTTTGAAAAAGATGTAGCAATTAGAATTGTTAAACTTGGTAAATGGCTAGAAGAAAAACATCCTGACTTACTAACTAAATAAAAGAAAGGTAGATATGAAAGAATTAATGATATTAACAATTTATTTTTTAATATTTGTAACACTTTTTGCTATTGGAATTTGGTTGTGGTGGTTTGCTGATTGTGAAGTGCTTAAAAATATAAACTATACAATGCCAGGAAGATGTTGGTAGATGACTAAATAAAACACTATGTCAAAACTGACAAATGATAGCTTTATAGAAATAACAGATAAGTATAACAAGAAAGGTTTTTTAGTAGAACGATATTGCATTATCGATGGTGAAAAAAAAGACTTGTCAATACCAAAGTTTTTCCAGATCAACCCAGTAGTATCATTCTATAATCCAAAAATTAACTATGAACTCTGTAAAGCTGAAAAATATCCGTCTTGGGAATGTCTAAAGCATGGTACATTTGGTGATTCTACTTTAGGTTGTGCTTATTGTGGCAAAATAAAAAACAATTTATTAGAAAAAATGATTTTGCCAATAGTTCACTTATACAGAAGAACTAAGCATTTTTTGCTAAAAGGAAAATAGAATGTCAAATCCAGCAGAAAAAGATTTTAAAACATCACTAAACAATTTTTTAGATAGTGCATTTAGTCTTCTAAGACCTACTTATGTTTTCAAAAAAGAAGAATTTATTAAACTAAGAAAAAAAGATTTAACTGCAAATTTCAAAATAAATATAGATAAGAGAAAACTCAAGGGATCAAAAAAGATAAGCGAGATAGTTCCAATTTACTCAATTTCTCTAGATCATAAAGTTGATTGTTTAGTTCCAAGATGGTGGCACAAATTTATTTTTTGGAAAAAATTCAAATATCAAGACTTTCATATGAAGAGGGAATTTCTATCAATTAAGGACTTGTTATGAAACAAAACATCACTAAACAGCAACTTGACGAGCTATCACCGAAAGCCAAAGAAAAACTCCACAAGTATTTAGGTATAAACATATCTTCGTCTTTGGACTGGCCAGAAAAGTATTATCAAACAGCTTTGCTTAATATCGGAGAGATGATTGAATTTTTGGATGAGCAGAATAAAAGAAATGCTTGTATTGTTAAAAGTTTTATAACTGATGAGTGGGTATTAAATCATCCAAAAAGGATAGAAGTTAAATATATTTGTAAAGAGCTTTGCGATGCTCTTTGGGAAGCAGTAAAGGGAGTTTTAGAAGAAAAATGAATGAAAAATTAAATAATCAGTTCGATGTGGAAAAGAGAATGATTGATCTCATTGATTGGATCAAAAAGTATGCTCCATTCATTTTATCTTATGATCGTGTTAAACTAGAAATTAATTTAAAGGGAAAAAGCGTGATGGGCCACATCACTACTTTTCCGGAATAGTCGTAACTAATTGAAGTTAGGCGACCATTTCTCATTTACTTGAGAGTGGTCGCTTTTTTTATGAAAACGAGCAATAAAAAGAAAAAATTTGTTGTAATAACGGAGAATAACAACCATTTAACCGGTGGTAGATATTATTCTTGGATGATTGCAGTTGCTTTAAAAGAAGCTGGTTTCGATGTAACAATTCACACCAACGCAGAGCCAACATTTTTTAATTACTTCTCAGCATATAAGAAGCCAAAACTTGTGGTCCATGATTGTACTCAAAAAGAACTTTCTTTTCTAAAAATCAAAGCTGATGTTTATATTGGATCACCAATTTATGGTGATGTTTGTGCCATTAAAAACGCTTTAAAGTACAAAAAACAAGCCTTTCCAATACTTTTTGATCCTTTACCAATGATCTATAAATTCTTAAAGAAAAAAACTTTTCGTGGATGGCTTGAGCTAACCAATCTTTTAAAAGAACCTGCTGTAAAAATAATCACTTTGTGCCACGCAACTCATCCATACATCTATAATTGGCTTAATAAAACAGATGATCAATTGCTCCCAATTTATCCAAGCATAAACTCTGAAGCTAAGAAAAAATCAAAGAAGCCAGACAGAAACAATTATGCAGTTTTTGTTTCCAGGCTTGTGCATAATAAAAAGTTTGATCACGTTGTATGGGCGTGCAGACAAAATAATTTAAGATTAAAAGTTATCACTTCTATATCGGAGATAGATTATAAGAAAATTGTTCGGGCTTATCGAATGGATAAGCAGACAGATTTTTATTTTAATGCCACTGAAAAAGAAAAGTTCGAACTTATAAGAGGTGCCTCAGTCATGATCAACGGAGCAATCTTTGAAGGATTTGGCATTTGGATGGCGGAAGCAATTGCCTGTGGTACACCAGTTGTTTGTTATAACTATCCGACTATGAGAGAGATTGCTAATTTTTCAGGTGCGAAGAACATATATTTTGCCAGCTTCAACAATCATAAAGATTTAGCCCTCAAATTAAATCAATGTTTGTATCAAAGAGCTTTTGAGGAAGAGAAAACAATGTTTGATTTTAAAGCAATGATCAAAAGGGTAAAGGAGGTTTTTGAAAATGTATAAAGGCAAAATCGGAGTCGCCATCATTTCATTTAATAGACCAAAATATCTTTCTAGAGTAATTAATTCATTAGAACAACAATCGTATTTAGAAAACACAAAATTTCATTTGTTCCAAGATGGGTTTAAAAATATATTTTCCGGAAAGATTAAAGCTAAAAAAGAAGACATCGAGCAGTCAATTTCTATTTTTAAATCATCAAATTTAGACAAAGGCGGAAGTATTTTAAGAGTTGATCAAAACGTTGGTAATGGTAGAAACCAATTTACTGCTAACGAAATAATGTCTTCTTTATATGACTATTTTTTGGTAATTGAAGATGATGTTTTACTCTCTCCCGATTATTTTAGACTATGCCGGGTTCTAATCGATCAGTTTGGCAATAGAAGTGATCTTCATTCTTTTAATTTAAACTTTAAGAAGTTATCTAAGCCAACAGAAAAAACCCTTAACAAAGTAATTTTTGCAGAAACTCATTGGTGGGCAGAATGCTATATTTCCAGACGATGGAAGATAGCCAAAGAGTATTTCAAAGACTATTTTAGGCTAATAGAAGAGGTCGATTATTCAGACATTCCCAGAGAAAAGATCCAAGAATTATTTAAAAAGTATAATTTCACCAAAACTCAATGTTCGCAAGATGCTGGCAAAGATTTTTCGTTATTTAGAGCCAAGTTCAAAAGAATGACAGCAGTTGTTAATCGTGGTTTTTACATTGGTCAGCAAGGAATCCATTTCACTCCAAAACTTTATCAAAAAATGGGATGGCAAAATCAACTTCCATATATTTTTAAGTCAGACCAATCATTAGATCAATTTATTTTAATTGAAAAGTAATTATGCAAAAACCAAGCCCAACAAAACCAAACACAAAAGCAATAATCTCAAAAATAAAAAGTGAGGTTGCAACTAAAAAGACTGATACAAAGCAATTGTCGGTAATGCCAACAGAAGAGGAGGCATTTAAACCTACTCCAGCAATGAGATTATGGGTGGCTACATCAGCACAATTGGTTACAGACAACATCACAGAAATTTCAAAGGAATGTAGGCAACAAAGAACTAACTGGTACGACTGGATTAAAAAGCCTGGATTTCTCAAATGGTACGAAGAAGAAAGAAAAAACTTAATGACAATAGTTAGAACCAAATTGGATAACATCGGCATCAAAAAAGCAAAAACAGATTTTCGCTATTGGGAAGCCATGCAAAAAATTGCCGGTCGCAATCTCTCAAATGAGGCAGATTCTCCGCAAACACCTGTTACTCCACTTCAACAGTTCAACTTTAATTCGACCAAATACGTCAAGGAAAGATAATGCAATGCAATATGTAGATTACAAAGCATTTATTGAAGAAAACTTTACTCTAGTTAACAAAGAAGGTGAAGTAATTCCATTTATTTTCAATGACACACAAAACTTTGTTTATAGAGAACTAGAAAAAGATTATCCAGATTTTAAAGGCATAAGAGAAAATTGGCTCAAAGCTCGTCAGTGGGGTGGCTCAACAATGGTTGCTGGCTTTTTTATGACTGATTTTATTCTTTCAGAAATTGGTCAAATGCCCCTGACTGATTCAGTTATTTATTCTCACAAAGACGAAGAAACTTATGTTCATTTTGCAAGATGTAGCCACTTTTTAAATTCATGGCTTATTAAAAACTTTCAAACAGATGATCCTCAGGATTTATCAAAACTTAGAAAAATGTATTTAAGATCTGATGAGCTTGGCCAGAAAATGGAAGGCAACAAAGGATCTATTCTTTCCACTGCTACTGCTAACGCCAAAACGTCAGGTCGTGGTGGTACAAAGCAAAATCTTCTTTTTACAGAGATTGCTTTCTATCCAAACACAGAAGTAATGAATGCCAAAAAACTGGTAACTGGTGCAGAAAAGCAAGTTCTACCAGGCACAGGCAAGATATTCAGAGAATCATCTGGAAATTTAACTGGTGATTATTGGCAAGTTGAATACGATAACGGAAAACTGCCAGGAGCCAGATATAAAAGCAGATTCTTCAGTTGGTGGTTGCATAAAGAATACTCAACAGAGCCACCTCCTAATTGGATAGTTCCAAAGTATTACAACAAAATAATGGTCGAGTATGGAGTTACAAAGGCTCAATGCTATTGGCATCATCTCGCTACTAGAAACCCCAAAAATCATGAAGAGTTTGATTTAGATGAGTTAAGAGAATATCCAACTTATGACACAGAAGCATTTTTGCTTGGTGGAGATCCATATTTCAACAAAGAAGCTCTTATGTATTATCAAAGTTTAATAAAGAAGCCTCTGATAGTTGGAGCAAATCTAAAGGATATTTATGGGAGAATTTAGAATCTTCAGAAAAATAGAATATGGAGAGTTCTTTATTGTTCCAGGTGATACCGCACAAGGTGGTGGAGATTCAAATTGCGTTCCATTTATGAGCTACAACAAACTTGATGTACCAATTACTTATTGGAATAATGATGTTGCCTCAGACATGACACCAGACATTCATTTAGCTTTGGAGTTTTTGTTTGATTTAACTGGCGTTCCTCCGGTTGTTGGTTTTGAAAGAAATAATGGTGGTGCATCAGAAATGGAAAGACTCAGAGTTTTAAATAGATTGAATAAATATGTGCTTTATGTAATGAAAAATCGAGGCAAAATTGATGGAGAAGAGGAATCAAATCTCTTAGGTTGGGTAACCAGTTCTATAACAAGGCCATATTTAACAGGCGATTGGAAAAGTCAATTTGATTCTCATTCTTTTGCTTTCTTTGATCAAGATTTATTAGATCATCACAAAACATTTATTAAAAGCAGAACTGGCAAACCTCAAGCCTCTACTGGCAAACATGATGATGGAGTAATGGCTTTGGCAATTGGTTGGCAAATGTACCAGACAGAAAGACCTATTCTCCCCCCTTCACCAGAAAAACAGGCAAAGGCCAGAGAGGTAGCAAAAAACATTATGCAACAGATGAAGAAGTTTTATTAAGATTAATGTTTTGATCGCTGGCAATTTCAATCCATTTAATTTTATTTCCCAAGTTCTTTATTTTGAAAGATATTTCACTAGAAACACCGCTTTTTAGTTGTTGCACGATCCTTCTAGCAATGTCTTCTATGGCTTTTTGATTAGTATTCAAGTCTTTATTTGATGAGTTATAAATAAGCCTTTTTTTGCCACTAACGAGCATTGAAACAATAGATCCCGATCTCACTTGGAGTCCTAATTCAACTTTGCCATGAGATAGGTTTTGTAGCAGATTATCAAGCGAAATATATGTTGCTAAATTGTTCATTTTGAGTTAAATTATAACAGACAAATGCTTAATACTACACCTGTTCAAAATCAAGAATCACTTGAGAAAAAAAGAATAGATCAGTTGCATGACTGGATAGAAAAAAACAAAAAAGCAATTTCGATTTCTGAATCAGTCAGGCTAGATATATCTTTAAGAGGCTTTAGATTATCCAGTAGTATTACACATTCTTTTTATTCGTGATATACTTTAAATAGTTACCCATAAAGGTGGCTATATCCGTAACCGAAATTAAGGGCGGTCTTAGAAATAAGACCGCTTTTTTTTGTGTCAAAAACAGGATTTTATGAGTGAAACAGATAAAACAAAAGAAATTCTAGATGAATACAGAAAAGATTTAGATGCTATTTCTTTAATTCATCAATCTTTTGACGATAAAGAACGCATTTTGATGAGTCAATCAGTTGATCAGATTTCTCAAAAAGAAACAAGCTCAAGAATAACAGATCCAACACTTTTATCCTCAGTTCTTAAACAAAACAATGAAATTATGGCACAAATGCCATCTGGCAAGATCACTGCCATGACTAAAGCAAATAAAGGCAAATCTTTATTCATGGATTTGATTCTACATAACCATGTTATCCCAAATGCCACTTCTCAATTTGATGTCTTCACAAAGCTTTGGCTTTGGTCTTTTTACAGAAAAGTTTATGGTTCTTTTGGTGTTTTAGTTGACTTTGTAACAAACAAGAATGGCTATACTGGTCCAGATTTTTTTCTTTTACCATCTAGAGATATTATTCCTCAATCTGGAAAAACAACAGTTGAAGATAGCGATTATATTTGGATTAGATCCAGAGTTAACAAAAAATGGCTTGAAACAAGAGATAAAAAGTATTGGAAAAACATTGATAAACTTCTTAAAACAAAAGGCGATGGTCCAAGTGATGTAAATTCTCAAAGTGTTGTTCAAAGACAAGACAACACCTCAATGTCCACAAAAGATGAATTTGAATTAATTTCTAGATATGAAGGTGATCGCTGGCGTACTTTTCACGCTGGTTCCAATCTTGAATTGAGAGATATTCCTAACCCTCAGAAGAATGGCAAAATCCCTGTGATCATGTGCCATTCATATCCTCTGATTGATAGATTCTTTGGCTTGGGCGATTTTGAAAGAGGAATGACTCTTCACTCTGCCTCAAGTAGTTTAATTAGTTTATACATGGATGGTGTTAAAATGGGTATTTTCCCACCACTTAAGATTGATGCTTCCACAGTAGATAATTGGGATGATTTCAAAGATGGAATTGGGCCCGGTCAGATTTGGCTAATGAGCAAAGGCAATTTTGATGGTGTTGCTCAAATGAATGTTTCTCCTCAAGCAAGTGATGCGTTTCAATCAACATATAACTTCTTAAAAGCAATGATGCTAACAGTTACTCAAACGTCAGATGCAAGCATTTCTTCCTCTGTTGATCCTGGTTTTGGAAAAACTCCTCAAGCCTTGAAAATGCAAGCCATGACTCAGGGAATGCAGACTCAGTTTGATCGAAGAATGCTCGAACTCGGAATCGAAAAAGTCTTTGACAGAATGATTGACTTAATTTCAAAAAAACAAGAAAAAACCATGAATCTCTATCTAAAAGAAAGAGATCTTCTAAATGTTAAAGAAGTAGCTCCTGACGTTGTTGAGATGTTTGAAACTGGCGATTCTGGTATGGTTAAAATCAAACCCAAAGATATTGCCAACGTTGAATACAGATATGAAATTGATCGTGGTTCTACTCTCAAAAAAGACGAGATCATGGAGAACCAAACTCTAACAGAAATCATTGGTTTTGTGATGAAGATTCCTGGTGCATTAGACACTTTAACTTCAGGTGGAAAGATTCCTCTTGGTGATAAATCGCTTGATGTTGGAGAACTAATTAAACGTTGGGTTATTTCTTCAGGTGTATCCGATTGGGATAAAATTATCACAGATAATAATGAAGATGGAGAAAACCCTCTTAATCTAGAAGATCCAAAAGTTCAAGGTTTAGTAAAACAAATCTTGCAAGAAATACAAAATAATCCCTCAGCGTTTTCTCAAAATACTCCAGATAATATTCCATCTGCTCAAGAAATACCGACCACACCACCTCAATCAACTCCTGGCGTAGTTCCTAGTGCTTCTAATCCGCCAGTTACTTACTCTCCACCGGCTAATTATTCAAACCCTAATTCTTCAATTGGTGATTTCAAAGATCCGGCTTTTTCGGAAGTAATGAAAGAACTTCAAGAAATATCTCAAGGAAATGCAAGATAGACATTATCAAAAACTCAAATTTAAGAAAAAACGCAATTTTGTCAAAGAGCAAGAAAAAGAACTTAGATCAGAAAAACAATATAAAAAGTTTTCCTCTTCAGAGAGAGGAAATTTATTAAAAGAAATAAGGGAGATTGAATCCATATGAGTGAAGGTGCTATTGTTCCAGGTTCAGATGCAATTTTTGCTAGTTATAAAAAGTTAAAAGATGTTCCAGTTATTAAGCATAAAGCTACTCAATCCGAAAGATTGGCAAGATTAGCAAACTCTAGTAATTGGAAAGCAATGGTCGAGGTTATTGACAGTTATATCCTTTATTTAAAAGAACTTAGATCGATAACAGAGAAAGATAGTGTTGAAGCGGTAGGTTTTAGATTCTTAGCCTCACAAGTCGCTATTGAGTATCTAGAAAAAATAAAGAATGGGCCTATTGTTGCCAAAAAAATTCTTACAAAAGATGAAGAATAAATTTTCAAAGCAACCAGAAAAACAAAAAGAAACTCCGGAAAAAGAGTTGCCTTTTGATGGTGAAACAGTTATTCCAGGCATCTCAGCTCATGAATATGAAAGAATACGCAATGAGGCTTTAGACAAAGCCAAAAAAGTAATTCATCATTGGCGACAGAAAGGCAATCAATTGATTTGTAATTCTTGTCCATTCCCTCATGCTACTTTTATTCCTCGAGATAAAAGGATGATTGGAGAGATGGCAGATGGCACTCCTATTTTTGAGGATTGTCAATTAAAAAAATAATTGATATATTGAACTTGTTATCCGTAACCGAAATTAAGGGCGGTCTTAGAAATAAGACCGCTTTTTTTGTTGTGTTACACCTAGTGGTCGACCCCTAGTAAACGCGTGGTCAGAAAGAAAACATTATGGCAGAACAAAATGAAGAGGTCTTGCAGACCTCGCAGGTTACGCCACCTGCTGAAGAGAGTAATTCACGAGTTGATGATGGGATTATTGAAGAATCCAATCAAGAACAAAATGAGGAACAAACAAAGCATTCGAATGAGAATCCTGAGGGAAATCAGGAAGATCATGAGGAACAGAAAAAACCAACTAGAGCTGAAAAAAGAGTTGGCCAGCTTCTTAATAAATTAAGACAAGCAAACGTTGATTCCGTTCTAGAAAAGGCACCTTCAAAAGAAATTTCTAAAACTCCGCTGATTACTCCAGAAGAGAGGGCAGAGGGAGCTTTGGATCCAGAGGGCTTTGAGGAAAGAGTGCAAAAACGCATTCAAGCTGAAGTTTCAGAGAAAATTGCTCAGATTGAAAAATCTAACAAAATTACTCAACTTAACAATGAATACAAGTCCGCAGTTTTAGAGCATCAAGCTGACTTGGAGAGTATGGCGGAGAAAGTTCCGCCTCACTTAGAAAAGTTAGCTATCAAACAGTATGAGTTAGTTAATTCTGCAATTAATCCTCTTACTGGTAAAAAGGAATTTATTCCTGCTGTAAAAATGAGTGAAATTGTTCGTCAGCTAGAAAAAGACCTCGATGGTATTACTGAGTTTGATTCAACTTCAAACAAGAGATACTCAGAAGAAATTTCTCAGAATCAAGCTGTTCCAATAAGTACAAGCCTAAGAAGTTCTAAAAAGGCCGACCCTAATACGGAAGACTTTTCAGAATTTGAAAAAGGCTTTTCCTCGAAAGCCTAACAAGCAAATTTCCCATCTATTAATAATTATGTTTCGTTCTCGAAACTTAAGGAAAAAAACATATGGCAAATTCATTTGTTAACACACAAAAAGTTGCTAACGCTTTCCTTTTGCTTTTGAAAAATGAATTAGTGATGGGCAAACTCGTCAATACTAAATTCGACAAAGATTTTTCAAGTGAGCAAATTGCAGTTGGCGATACAGTAAAAGTTAGAAGACCACCGGAATACACAGTCCGTGATGGTGCTGATGCCGAAGTTCAAGACAGTAAAACCGGTTCTGTTGATATTACCATCGACAAACAGAAGGGTGTTGATCTTCAATTCACCTCTAAAGAACTTACTTTGGAAGTCGATGAACTATTGAAAAATCAAAACATGAAGAGCCAAGCCTCTGCTTTGGCCCAACAGATTGATGCTGATATAGTTGCTGAAACCTTGAAGTTCCCTCATTGGGTTGGAACTCCTGGTGAAACAATCGACAGTGCCAAAGATTTCTTTGTTGGTCCACAAAGAATGGATGAGTTATCCATTCCAAACAATGATCGCTTTGGTATTTTATCCCCTGCTGATTATTGGGGATTAGCTGGAAGTTTAACTGGTTTGAACTCTGATTCAACCGTTAAAACCGCTTTGGAGAAGGCCAAATTACCTTTACTTGGTAATGTCCAGGCTTACATGAGTCAAAACGTAATCAATTTGGTTACTGGTACTCGTGTTTCTTCTTCTGCTGGTCAAGTTGACGGAGCCAGTCAAAATGTAGCTTATGAAACTGTGAGAACAACCTATGTTCAAGACCTCAAACTCAAGGGTCTAGCTTCAGGAGCTACTATTAAAGCTGGTGAGGTTTTCACCATCGCAGGTGTAAACGCAGTCAACCCAGCTAACAAAGCCGATCTTGGTTACTTACAGATGTTTGTTGTTCAAGCAGACAAAGAAGTCGGTGTTGATGGCAAAGTTACTGTGTCGATTGCTAACCCAATCATCACAACTGGTGCCTACCAGAATGTAACTTCAGCTCCAGCAAACTCAGCTCCAGTAACCTTTATTGGTGATCCATCGACCGCTTATCGACAGAACTCGATCTTCCATCGTAGCTCTATCGCTTTGGTTGGTGCCAAGCTCGTTGCTCCTGAAAGTGGCAATTACTCTTTTGCTACCGACAAAGAAACTGGACTCAGTGTTCGTTTCTGGAGAATATCTGATGGCGTACACGACACTCATCTTTCAAGATGTGATGTCCTCTATGGTGTTAAAAACATCGATCCACGCTTAGGTATTCGTATCAGTGGGCAAGCTGAGTTAGATATAACTTCTTAGTTGAATCTAATAGCTTAAAGAAAAAGGTGGTCGAAAGGCCACCTTTTTTGGTTGTGCTATACTAGAACCATCGTAACCATAAACAAGGGCGAGCTTTATAGCTCGCTTTTTTTGTTCAAGAAAGGAACACTATGGCAGAAACAGTAATAGAATATCCAAAATTCATGTTTGGTCCAAATGGAGAGTCTAAAATTTTCGATAGACCAGAAGACATTCCTGAAGGTTGGAGTGATTCTCCGCATGGTCCATTTGGTGTTCCAGATGTCGAAAAACCTGATGCTGAAAAAGAAAAACCAGTGTCTAAGCCAGTTTCTAAAGGCTCAAAAAAGGCAGTGAATGCTTCTAATGATAAAGAGGAGGATGTCAGCATAGAAGATATGTTCGAACACCTGAAAACCAGAGGTATGCCAGAATTATGGAAAATGGCTAAAGACCTTAAAATTGATAAATCTGGCAAAAAACTTGAATTAATTGAGAGAATTGTGGCCGAGCTACAATCAGCTCAATAGATACAGCTAGTTTGACAACAATATCATATTTGGTATAATTCTCGGTGAGGTGAGAGAGCAATGCTTTCGACAACGCTAAGTTAACTTACAGAAGCGTGAGACACCTCACCCTTTTGGGTTTTAGAGTCTCGGTCTTCTTCTAAAGACTGATAAAAAAGTGAGATTCCCATAGCTGTCTTTTTCCACGATCACAAAGAGTTTTGTATAAGCTGATCCACTTTCTTCCTTAAGCATTTCGACCGCAATAAAACTGTACCTTATCTTGCCATCAAACGATTCAACATCTTGCATAAAATTGGATTTTTCAATAATTTCTCTCACTTTTGACATCATTCTCAGTCTTACTTGAATATCATCAATTGTTCTCTTTTTGTCTTCGCCAACAGTGTGTTTCCACCCACGCAAAGTAAAATTTACTTTTTCTTTTAAAGCTGGGCAATAAACTGGATTTTCTCTCCATTTAGAATACTCTTGCCAAACTTTATTTTTATGAGCTTCGAGTTGATGTTTTTTAATGTTTTCTTCGATTTGATTCATATTATTAGTTTAAATTTTAAAAATTTGTTTGTGCCATTACTAAAATAATCTCTAGTATTATTATACTTTAAACACTTGGTTTTTTTCTGATAGAATACCAATAACAAATGCTTAAAGGTATATTAGTTTCTTTCGCGTTATTAGCAACCTTTGCTTTTTTTGCCTCTTTTGCTCCAGAGTTAAAGAAGTCCTCTAAATCAAGAGAAGAGACATTGGAATTGCAAATTTCAAAGCTAGAAGAGAAAAATAAAAGAATGGAAGATTGTTTCTCTTCGACATACAGAAGTGTTGAAGATTCAATGTACAGTATTGAGTTATTTATGGATGGAGATGGCTATGGAAATATCGAAGATGCGTGGAGTTATTTAAACGAATCTTGCGTTCTTAAAGGCTACTAACTCTAATTAGCTACCAGATAATAAGCTAGCTACAATCAAAAGAACTATTGCTATAAGAATAATTGGTACCAAAAATCTTAAAACTGGTATATTTTTTGTTTTTAAGTAAATGAATAAAATAAAATTGGCAAATCCAACCAAAAAGAGAATAGTTCCTATTGTTCCAAAAATTCCACCGCCAATCACGAAATTAAAAATAGCACCTATGATTAATTGAATAATCCATGTTTTTGGTCTAGGATCACCAAGTTTTCTTTTTTCTTTGATTTTATTCTCTTTGTAGTCAATCATTTTAAACTTTTATTTATTAAACCACTTATTATTGACTTTTGCAAAAACCCCATGTTATAGTTACTTAGTTCTTCCCAAGCATTGTCTTGGTCCTGAACCGCACAATAGTTTATTGGTGCGGTTTTTTTTGTATCAAAAAGCTAGGGATCAACTAAACAATCCGTAACCGAAATAAAGGGCGGTCTTAGAAATAAGACCGCTTTTTTGTTTTAAAAAGGAGAAATTAAAACTTGTTTTTCCTTTTAACTCTGGTGAAAACCGCAATAAAAAGCGGAATTGAGGCAAAAATAATCAAACCACCAGAGATTAAGCTAGCAAGATCATTTGGATTATTCTGGAAAGCCATAAATCCATCAGCTAGTAGTTGAAATAAATTTTTATTTAAAACACTAAAAAATATAGCAATAGAAATAAAAAATGGAATAAACCATATAGAAATCAAAAAAGAATTAAAGTATCCGATTTTTTTAATTGTTTTTTGCACAAGCTAATTATAACACGAAAGGACATATATGGCATTAATTAAAGACGTAATAGCAGGAGCAATAGGCATATTACCAGGTAGCTATGGAATCGAACAGGCAATAAAAAATGCTCCATCAACTGGATTGCTTTATCAAGCTGGCAATAAAATAAATTCTGCCACTGGTGGTCAGTATTCAAATATAGTAAATAACTTATTTGGCACATCACAACCATCTAAAGTGCATGCTCAGGAAAATCAAGAGTGGCCAAGTGGTAATCAAAATGGTCCATTTTTAACAGATGTTGTTAAAAATACAGGAGGCAACACTGGAAACACTAAAACCAATGTTTCAGCTTCAGATTCTTCTGTCGATCTTTCCAATCCAGTAAAAAAAGATGATTATGCTCGATCACTAGGCTTTGACAACTGGAATCAGTATCAAGATTATTTAAATCAAAATAATCCTTCTAATAGAGAGGCTCAGGTTCGCAACGAAATCAATACTGGTTATGACGAATATGTCAAGAAATTAGGTGGTTTAGAAACTTCTTATAACAAATCTCAAGAAGAGGATTTGAGTTCTGCTTCTAAGGTATATGAACAGATTTTTGGTGGCCTGGAAGACCAGAAAAAAACCAACATGGAAAAACTGGATATTAATCGTAATCAGGTCAAAGAGAGAGAAACTTCTTCAATAAAAGAACTTCAAGACAATCTTTCGAATGTTGTTCGTGGTATGTCTATGCAACTTGGAGCAATGGGTGGTGGTGATACTTCAGCATCCAAAGTAATGATGCCATATGCCTACACCAAAATTGCAGGTCAGCAAGAAGGTTCGGTTAGAAACCAATCTAATCAGCAACTCTTTGAAATTGATCAGCAAGAAAAAGACACTGAACTTCAGTTTAGTGAAATGTGGAGAGATACAGAAATCCAAAAAGAACAAAAACTCCAGTCAGTTAAAGAGTATTACGGAAATGCAATTAAAAATATCCAATTCGCCATTGCCAATGCTCCTCTGGATAAGGCCAAAGATTTAGCTAGTTTGAGTCAGTCTTTATTATCTGAGGCAACAGCTAACTTAAGAAATCTCGAGGCAGAAACCAGACAAAGACAAACAGATATTGCAAATTGGGCAACCAGTCGTATGTCTGAATTAAATAATATCAAGTTGGAATTATCTGGAAAAGCTAATTTTAACCCAAGAGACATCGTTTTTAACGAGCTTCAAATGTTGAACTCTTCTCAACCAGTTGGAGAAAAGAACTCTTCAGAGTTTTACAACCCATTAGCTACCGCTAAAAAGATTAGAGAAGACTATTTGGCTTAATAAAAAAGGAGTCAACTTTGGCAAAAACAGTATCAGACTTACTACGAAGGGTTAAAAAGGTACTTGAGGATTCTCAGCAAAACATAGTTGGGAACCTCAGAAGTATTTCTAATTCTGAAACTAGAAGTGATTGGGCAAGACCTATCACTCAACCAATAAAAAAAGTTGTTGAACCAATAAAAGTGGCTTCTCAAAATGCTTGGAAGGAATTTTCTGAAAATCCCAAAACAATGGGAAAAGGTATTGGAACAGCAATTAAAGCTCCTTTTGAATTGGCACGTTTAAATAAAGAGGCAGAAACCACAAGAAGGCTCCAACAAACCCTTAATAATCAGTCAAATCGTCAATTAAAAGCCGGAAACATAGATCGTGCTAGGAAACTCTCTGAAATTTCTGTTAATCATGGAGAAAACCAGGCAAATCAATTTAAAAGATTTGGTGATGATGTAAAGCAAGGCATTAGCGATACTGTCGCTGGCACAATTGGAACAGGGATTCAATTGTTTGGTGCTAAAGGAGCTAGTCTCAAAGATTTGGCTAAATATGCCGGAATCTCTGGAGGAATAGGTGGTGGAGTAAATAAACTAACTGGTGGTAGCTTTGCTGAAGGTTTTGGTTCTGGTGTTGGTAACTCTCTCTCGTATAGAGGAGTAAATAAACTCACTCAACCATCAGTCGATAAAATTGTTGGCAAAACTTCCAGAGTTCCTTTAAAAACAAAAATTGCTGTTTCTGGTGGTGCCAATGCCCTTGCCAACATCATTGAAGATGAAATTCTTTCAAGAGTAAAAGGTCAAGCCCCTACAAACAAAGACCGCTTAGCAAGTGGAGCTATTGGTTTTGGTATAGGTGCCAGTGGTCCAGTTGGTGGTGCGGTTTTAGATAAAGCCAAAGATATAAAAACTAAATTCAAACAAATGACTGGTGAATACGCTCCTTCTCGACTTGGAAACAAAAAAATACCTTTAAAACAAGAAGCCAGAGGCTCTTTAAAAGACCTTTTACAACAACCAAGATCTAAAAATGGTCAATATGGTGGATGGACAAAAGAACAAATGTTAACCATAAGAACTCATCCAGATTTTAATAAAGCCAATCTTTCTCCGAAACTCAGAAAAATGTTTAATGAATTTGATTTTAAATATCAAAACCCAAGAGGTAATTGGGCCCAAAAAGAGAATGGTGGTTTTGTTAGGCAACAACTTCAACCCGCATATGGTGCAGTTGCCGGTTTAGAGCCAGAAAAAGACGAAAATGGAAACATTGTTGGAGTCAAAGTCGATCCAAAGAAAGCTATTGCAGGAATTGCTCTGATGGGAGGCATCAAAGCGGTCAAAAATGGAGATTTAAAGTTTGATGGTAATTACTCTCGTGGAGATATCAAAACCCTTCAAACTCAACTTGACGATATTTTAGGAACCAAGTCATTTAATGTTTCTGGTAAATGGCAAGCAGATTTACCGGCTAGACAGTCAGCAAAAGACCAGATTGAGCATTACGCAAAACAAGGCGATGTGGAAGCTAAAAAACTTCTTGAAAGAGTTAGTTCTCTAGAAGATCAAATTTTGAAAGCCCAATCTGCAAAACCAACCGGCAAAGTACCTTTATCTTCAAAAACAAAACTAAATAGCAATGACTTTGAGGATGCTTCAGACAAATTAGTTGCTGATGCTTTTAAGAGTGTTGGCCAAGATCCATCAGATCTTAAGTTAAGCAAAGAAGAGTTGGCGAATAAATATAAAGTTGATGAAAGGATAATTCTCTCAAGAGATTTGGAGAATTTAAATAAAAAGATTAAAAGCTATACCCACTATGGAGCTTATTTGAATAATGATAAAAATTTCGTGCAAATGGTTGATGGATTAAGAAAAGAAGCGTCAACCATTCAACAAAAGTTAGATAGTTTAAACAATACCACTAAAAGTTCTTCATCAACTGTTCTGGAAACAGATCCAGTGAATGCTCTAAAACATCAAATTGGAGATACATTTAAACTTGTTGAGCCTGTCGGAGATTTGTGGAAGAGTAGAAAAAGCATTATTTATATTAAGCCAAACCAGGCAAACATAGGATATTTGGATTGGTTAAGAAGTAAAAACTTTATAAAAAATGCACAAGAAGCTGGAAATAACATTTATAAGGTTGAAGTAGATAAAAGTTTGTTTTCAAATGCTCCATCTATTAAGCAAGTACAACCAAGTACAAAAGAAAGTACAGAAAAACAAACAGATATTATTGAAAGAGCTCCATTGATTAATGAAGCACCAGTTCAATCTGGTTTTACTCCAGTTTCAAAAGTCATTGAACAAAAAGGTAAGGTTCGCTTAAAGAAAACTCAGCTAGATCCTTCTGATCCAAGACTTCAAGACCTAGATCATTTAATGAATGATGGTTCTAGATTGATGCAAATGGGTTACTCAAAAGCTCAGGTGGACAAAATAGGAGCAAATGAGGCTAGAAGAATTATTGAAGAAAACATTCCTCCATATGATTATGATCCAAGCATTTTAACTAAAACTTCACCAAAAAGAACCAGAACTCCAATGATGGGTGAGTTCGAACCTCAAATTGGCAACACTCCGAAGAGAATTACTGGAAATAAATATAGTCAATTTGATCCTACTCAAGAAGAAGTCGATTATGCAAAAGCACAGAGTTATTACAACGAGATTCAACAATCTGGTTTGAAACGCTGGTTTAATAAAGTTTTTGATCCTCTTAAAAATGCTCCCAAAGAGGTCCAAGAAATAATGCAAGACTGGAGAAATGAAAACATGACTTCAAGAGTCAATGCTAATGAAGTTGCTCAAGAATTTACAGATATTCCAGAAAAAGATGGGTGGAAACTTATCCAATATATTCAAAATCCAACCAACAGAAGTGCTTATGAGTTAGATCTAGATATTAATAAGTACCAACCACAAATCAGTAGGTTAAGACAATTCTATGATGCAACGAGGCAAGAGGGTTTAAAACAGGGTTTAGAGATCAATTACTTAGATAATTACCTCAATCAGATTTGGAAAGAAACTCCGAATCAAATAAATGCCAAAATTAAAGCTGGAGCTGGTAAAAATCCTGGTTTTACGAAAGAAAGATTTATTCCTACTTATCAGGAAGGTGTGAGCATTGGTTTAACTCCAAGATATACACATCCAGCTCAATTAGTTGCTCACTATAAATTGCAATTAGACAAAGCTCTAGCCAATAGAAAAATGGCAGATCGTTTAATTGAATCTGAGTTGCTTCTCCCATCAAGCAAAGCTCCTATTGATTGGAGAGCAATTGAATCGCCATTTTTTCCAAAGGTAAAACTAGAAACAGGTGTTTCCGATCCAATTGTTATGGATTACAAAGCTCCTCCGGACATTGCTAATGCTATCAACAACATCTTTGAAGTGAGAGAACCAGGTCTTTTAAGCAAAATGGCTAAATTATCTAAAGGTGTTCAAGAATTTGCTTTGTCTGCTGGTATTCCAAAAACTCCAATTAACTCTTTTACTCTGGCGAATATGCAAAAAGAAATCTTAGCAGGAAGAGTAAAAGGTCCATTTGCCTCATTAGCAATTTCGCTTTCTGATCAAAAAACTGCACAGTATTTCAAAGAAAACCAACAAACTCTAAAAGACATGGCCAGCGAAGGTATTCCAGTTTTTACCAATACTGATTTTGGTTCCATGTATAAAAACTTAGCAGAGAAGAAAAATTTCTGGCAGAACTTGTTTGGAGGAACTAAAGACGTCTTTGATTCATGGTTTAATGAACCAACTTTCAAGCGTTTCATGCCTGTTCTACAAACTCAGTTTTACAAAGATGCTTATGAAGGAGCTTTAAAAGATGGAATCGATGCTACTCAAGCCAAAAGAATTGCTTCTGAAGCAACTAAAAACTTCTATGGTTTAACTGATGCTTTTTCAAGACCAGCACAAACAGAAGAAATTCTTTCTGCTTTTGTGATGGCTCCAAGATTCAGAGAAGCAATGATGGGTTTTTGGGGAAAAACAATTAAATCTATTGACCCAAGAACATTCAGCGACAAAGCATTCTCAGTAAATAGAAAATTCATTGTTGGAGCAGGAATTACTTGGGCCTTATACAACATAATGAATAAACAAAGCACTGGTCGTTGGATGTTTGAAAACAAAGATGGTAAAGAACTTTCTCTGGAAATTCCTATTGGTGGTGGTAGATCATTCTATCTACCATTTTTATTCACAATCGGCACAGTTCCAAGAAGATTTATTGAAGCCGGTGGAGAATTAGCCGGTGGAGATATTGCTGGAGCTACTCAGAAAATGACCAGTTTTGCCTCTATTCCAGTTAATGCTCTCTCAATGGTGGCGACAAACAGAAACTTTTATGGTTCACCAATTTACCAAGAAGATGATTCTGGTTTAGCAAAACTTTCAAAAATAAGCGGAGCAGTGGCCGGTCAGATGTCTCATCCCTGGATAAGAACAGGGCTTGAGTTAGTAACTGATCAGAGATCTTTAAAAGAAGCTCTGCCAGGAATGTTAGAGGTTCCTCTTTATCCATCAGCATCTAGCGATGTTGCTCATCTAAAAGGTAAACAAATTCAACAATTCAAAGATCTTTATGAGCAAAATCCAGAGGGAGCTTATCAGTTTTCTGAAGCTAAAAAACAAGCCCAAGAGTTGGGCGATCAAAAAAAGGAATTAGAAGAAAAATATAATCCCAAAGATAAAACTTGGCTTGAATCTCTGTTTAGCCCAAAACAAGCAAAGGCAATGAAAAAAGATTCAATTTCCACAGATAACAAAGTAATGTATTGGGATGATGAAGCTCAAAGCGTTAAAACAATAGATTTTGCAAAATACACAGAAGAAGCTCCAAGTGATCCAATTAAGAAAATCCGCTTTGAAGGTGAGAAGTTCGACAAAGCAATGGAAATTTATCGTGCTGAAACAGACACTTTAAATGATCAAGACAAAGAAGCTATTTTCAAAAAGTTAGGTGTTTCTAGTGAGGATCTCTCTTATTACGATATTGCCTCTGGTTCAGATTATGAATCATCTCAAATCAGAAGAATGTTTGTTTCTCAATATATTGCCACAATTCCAGAAGACCAAGACAAATTAGAGGCTTTGGCATTGCTTAGAAAAGAAGTTCGAGGTTCGAGAATACTTTCTGACAACAACATTAATGAATTGGTAGATGAGGGAGTTTTAAGTAGTGCTGAAGGCAAATACTTAAAGTCTATCCAATGGGATGAAAAATCAAAAACAGTTAAGAAATCCTCAAAAGCAGGCAAAAAGATTTCAATTAAAGAAACTCCTATTCCAAGCAGACAACTTTCTACTGGAGGTGCAAAGGTTCCTCTTATTCAATTTAATTCTACTGGAGGAAGATCAAGATTATCCTCTATTCCTGAGATAAATTTAAGCTCAACGACTAATACAAATGGCAGAATCAAACTAAAAAAGATGAACTTGCCTAGTATCAAATTAAAACCCACATATTTTCAGGGTTTAAAAATTTAGAAAGGTTTTATGACAGTAACAGAGTTATTACAAATGGTTTACAGAAAATATGAAGGAGATACTGATTATCCAGAATTTGCCGAAGATGATATGCAGTTATTTTTTGCTTTACTTAAAGATTCATTGATTGATTGGGCAAACAAATTTCCAGAAACAAAAGAGGGATACAAAGAATTGTCTGATTCTTCAACTGGAGATAAACAAACCACTTCAGGTGAAAAAACAATCGATGCTCCTACTAATTTTATTAGACCAGCAAATAAAATTTATATTGGTGATAAAGAACTTGAATACTTACCACCTCAAAAGATGAGTTTATTTCCCGATGATGAATGGTTTTCAGTTATTGGAAAACCTGGAGCTTACAAAATTGTTATAAATCCAATTCCAACGACAATTGAAACAGTTAGCTATTCATATTATGGAACTTTATCAATTCCAACTGAAGAAACTGATGAGGTGGATATTTCCAGACCTCTTTATTCTGTCTATTACATCCTTAATTCTCTTTATTTAGATGATCCAAGTAACAAAGATTTAGCCACGATGTATGAAGGCAAAATGAAAGAGGAATTTCGTTTGGAAAAAGTAGCACTAGCAAAAACTCCCACAGGCACACCAAACAGAGTTTCTGGTCTGAGTTATTTACGCAACGGAGCTGGCTTTGGCAGGTTAGCATCACAGCTAGAAAGAATTTAATATGTCGAGATACAGAACACCAG